ACGGCTGGGGAGATTGCACAGAATACCCACCTAAGCCGCGAACGTTGCCAGCTCATACTTACGCAGTTGGTGATGGCGGGGTTATCTGATTACCAGTTCGGATGTTATAAGCGCCTCCAGTGATGGGGGCTTTTTGCTGTGAAAATGGGCGGCTGGTGGGTGTTAGAGCACCCAGCCAGCCATCAGCTCATGCTTTCAGGTCACAAGCTAACCAAGGCCCACCGCTTTAGCGCAAAAGCAAAGTGAGCCTATCAGAGTTACGCTTACTGATCTATGAAAAATACTGTAAAAATACACAGTGTTGAGTTGGTCAACGCTGATAGCCTGCATTACATTGCCACCCTCCCGGACAACTCCATTGATTTAATCGTTACGGACCCGCCTTACTTCAAGGTGAAACCGAACGGTTGGGACAACCAATGGAAAGGGGATGAGGACTACTTACGCTGGCTTGATAGTTGCTTGGCTGAATACTCACGAGTTCTCAAACCTGCGGGAAGCATCTACCTGTTTTGTGGTCACCGTCTGGCCTCAGATATTGAGGTCATGATGCGGTCACGGTTCAACATCTTGAACCACATCATATGGGCTAAACCATCGGGCCGTTGGAACGGGTGCAACAAAGAAAGCCTACGCGCTTACTTCCCTGCAACAGAACGGATTTTGTTTGCTGAACATTATCTGGGGCCGTACACCGGGAAGGAAAACGCCTACGAGAACAAAAGCACTGAACTCAAACAGCATGTAATGACGCCGCTGATTGAATACTTTCGCGATGCGCGTGATGCGCTTGGTGTCACAACGAAAGAGATCGCCGAGGCAACCGGCAAGAAAAACATGGCCTCCCACTGGTTTGGGCTGAGTCAGTGGTCGTTACCGAATGAAGTGGACTACCTGAAGCTACAAACGTTATTCACACGGATAGCGATTGAAAAGCACCTTAAGCAGAAACTGGAACATCCGCATCATCAGCTGGTGGCTACCTACCAGTCATTAAACCGCAAGTATTCAGAATTGCTGGAGGAATACAAAACCCTTCGGCGCTGCTTTTCTGTTTCCGCTCTTGTTCCGTATACCGACGTATGGACGCATAAGCCTGTTCAGTTTTATCCAGGTAAACATCCATGCGAAAAACCTGCTGACATGCTGAAGCAGATTATTAGCGCCAGCAGCAGGCCGGGGGATATCGTTGCCGATTTCTTTATGGGCTCTGGTTCAACTGTGAAAGCTGCAATAGAACTTGGCCGTCGGGCGATCGGCGTAGAACTGGAAACCGACAGGTTTATTCAGACCACCGAAGAGGTGGAGAAACTGAACAAAACATAACGATCATCACGCCCCTGTGGATGTGGTGATTACCATTTTCAGGCACCGGGAATCATCCTTACTTTTATTTGAACAAAAGAGCCCGGTTGCCTGATTCCACATCCCCTCATTTCTGAGAGGAATCACAGCAATTAAGAGGGGGCTAAATGTCCGATCCGATTTCCGGTACTGGGCTGGCTGGTGGTGTCCTTACGGGGGCCAGCGTCTATGGATTTCTGTCCGGAACCGATTACGGCGTGGTGTTTGGCGCATTTGCCGGAGCTGTATTTTACATTGCAACCACAGCGGACCTGAGTGCAGTGCGCCGGCTGGCATATTTTCTGGTGTCGTATATCGCCGGGATCATCTGCTCAGGGCTGGTGGGTTCAAAGCTTGCTGACTGGACTGGTTACAGTGATAAATCACTGGATGCCATAGGCGCCGTAATCGTTTCTGCTTTAGCCGTCAAAATCCTGACGTTCCTGAATAATCAGGATATTGGCTCGCTGGTGGCGCTGATAACGCGCCGGGGAGGTTCAGGTGGTACTAAATGACCCATCGGCAACAATCAACGCGCTGCTTTGCGCTGGGGTAGTGCTGACCCTGATGTTTTACCGTCGCGGCGACTCCCGACATCGACCGTGGATTTCTCGCTTAGCGTGGCTGCTTACGGTCATTTATAGCGCTGTACCGCTGGCGTATCTTTGCGGTATCTACCCTTATTCATCGTGGGCCACTATCGGGGCCAACATTATTTTCCTGTCCGTGCTGGTCGTCGTCAGAGGCAACGTGGCGCGGCTGGGTGATCATCTGAGGCACTAATGAACCAATCACAATTTCAGCAGGCGGCTGGTATCAGCGCCGGGCTTTCTGCACGCTGGTTTCCGCATATTGATGCTGCAATGAAAGAGTTTGGAATTATAGCGGTTAATGATCAGGCCATGTTCATCGCACAAGTCGGGCATGAGTCTGCTGGCTTTACCTCGCTGGCAGAGAGTTTTAACTACTCGGTTGAGGGGTTGAAGAAAACCTTTGGTAAGCGCCTGACGCCGTATCAGTGCGAAATGCTGGGGCGTGTCGATGGTAAACAGGTTGCTCACCAGCCACAAATAGCCAATCTGGTTTACGGTGACCGCATGGGGAATAACAGCCAGGGTGATGGCTGGAAATATCGCGGTCGCGGTCTGCTTCAAATCACCGGCCGCGAGAACTACGCCAAATGTGGTGCCGCACTGAAGCTTGACCTTGTCAGCACTCCGGAACTGTTGACGCAAGAGCGGCATGCTGTTCGTTCAGCGGCATGGTACTTCACGTTGCGCGGTTGTCTCCTCTATTCGGGGGATGTGGAACGCGTTACGCAGATTATTAACGGCGGACAGAACGGCATTAAAGACCGCCGTGAACGTTACGCCAAAGCTAAAGCCGCACTGGTGTGAGGTCACTATGGGACTTGAAATGATTATCGGCGTGGTTGTTGCTGTGCTTGCCGCAATTGCAGGGGCTTTTGGTCTGGGTAAATCACGCGGTACCAGTATCGCTGAAACAAGAGCGGACAAACAACGCACTGAAGAACGTGCAGCAGCTACTGAAGCCGTTGCAGAACGCAGGGTAGAGACAACAAAAGGAGCCAGGGATGTACAGCAGGCTGTTAATCATCTTCCTGATGACGATGTTGATCGCGAGCTGCGGGATAACTGGACTCGCTAAGGTTGAGGTTGTGGACACGGCTTGCGATTGGGTTAATCCCATCTACGGCACGGATCACGACTGGGAAGTTATGGATCGTCAGACGAAGAAAGACATTCTGGGCCATAACAAAGCGTGGGAGGCGAATTGCAAGAAACGAGCCGAGAAGAAGATCCACAAACAATGACTCCGTGACATATCACAAGCAGTCCGCCAATGTACTGGCTTCTTTTTGCCTGTTGATTACCTAAAAGGTATTATCAAGATCCACACAGCAAGGAGGTTTTATGACTGAACAGGCTTATGATTTTACTAAAATCAAAGAAATAGACCAGACTGATGATGCTCAGAAGGTTAATTACCTTTTGGCTAATGGTTGGGTGTTATTGAAAGTTACGGAAACACAATCACACGATGAATATGGGGCTTTGCATTCCACAGTTTGGTTCACGGTTGGAAACCCCCAGTAAGCTGAATGGCCAACTGGTGCGCGGGCTTTGCTTTACCACCACTGGCGGATAAGACAACTGTCATGTTCTCAAAGGGATAGGCATTACAGCAGGCATTCACTGAGTGCCTGTGATAATGTCTGGATAGATTTTCTACAGGTGGGGATGTTTATGCAGCAAGTGATGCTATTTGGTGAAGGGCGGAATGGCGAAGTATATGAAATTGAAGATGGTCGTCGTGAAATCAGATACATCCCAGACGAGACCTTTCCTTTGGGCGAGATATCATTCACTGTTAATAAGTACATCTCGGACAATGGCGAGATGTATCTGATTGGTTATCATGGAAAAGAACCATTGATGCCAGATGTGGAAGACGCGATCCAGCGATTTAAACCCATCCCAATTTGATTGTTAGAGTTACGAACATAACCACGGAGCCTCGCTATAAGCGGGGCTTTTTATTGGAGCTTCTAACAAGGCTTATGACTAGGCGGCAGGCATAGCGCCTGCGCCCCGACGACTGACCCATCAAGTGATAATGGTTATCATTTTCCTCAAAGGTACTCCCGGCGGGGTGGCCTGCCACGGGGCGGCGCGCTCGCGGGAATCGGCTAGTTTTTGCGATCTATGGTCATCATCATCATTCGCGCAATCCATTGATATTTCACACCCCGACTTTTCAATGATGTCGAATCGTTCAAAAAGTGTTCACCATCATGGACCAGGAAATTGCTTCATTAAAACTCAACATTAACCAGTTGGCTGGCGTCACGGGCGTGCATCGGCAGACCGTTGCCGCCAGGCTAAAAAATGTTGAACCTGCTGCCGGTAGTAACAGCAAACTCAAGCTGTATCTCGTCACCGATATTCTGAGTGAACTGATGGTTCCCACCGTCTCAACGTCCAACGTAGAGGAAATGGAACCATCCGACAGGCTCCCCCCCGGCAATGGCCGACACAAGCGTGGCTCTTCC